TAGTGATGGTAATAGTTGGTATGAAGTTCCTTACTTAGCTCAAGATACTGTCTTTACTGATATGGAAAATACACTAAAAAATGATGACGAATTATATACATATTCTGATCAAGCTCCATATTTACTAAAACTTCTAAAAACATCAAGAAGATTTACAACTTTTATTAGAGAAGATAATAGAACAGAAATAAGATTTGGTGCGGGAACGTCAGATAGTCCTGATGAAGAGATTATTCCAAATCCAGATGAGGTTGGTTCTTCTTTACCAGGCTCACCAACATATTTAAATACTGCTTTCGATCCTGCTAACTTTTTGTCAACAAAGGCTTATGGTCAAGCACCATCTAATACACAATTAACTATCACTTACAGATATGGTGGTGGTGTAGATCATAATATAATATCTAATAGTCTTAGAAGTATTCAATCTTCTACTATAGAATTAGATGAGACAGGATTGAGTAGTGCTTTAGCAACTGCAACAAAGAATTCCATAGCAATTAATAATACAAAAGCTGCTGGTGGTGGAAGAAGCGCTGAAAGTATTGTTGAGGTTAAAAATAATGCTTTAGCTTATTTTCAAGCTCAGTCAAGAGCAGTAACAAAGGAAGATTACATAACCAGAGTTTACGCTCTACCACCAAAGTATGGTAACATAGCTAAATCTTATATAGTTCAAGACACACAATTAGATAGTCAGTCAGGAGCAAATGCTGATGCTAGAATCATAAATCCATTGGCATTGAATTTGTATGTTTTAGGATTTGATGGATCTAAAAAATTAACCACTGTTAATCAAGCAGTAAAAGAAAATTTACAAACATACTTAACTCAATTCAGAATGGTTACTGATGCTGTAAATATTAAGAATGCATTTGTCATTAATATTGGGGTTAGATTTAATTTATTGACAAAGGTTGGATACAACAAAGAAGAGGTTGTGTTATTAGCTATTCAAAGGGTAAAAGAATTTTTTAACATAGACAAATGGCAAATAGGTCAACCAATAGTAATAGCTGATTTGGCTTATCAACTTTCTTTAGTTGACGGAGTATCAGCAGTAGTTCCTCCAGAAGAAGATAATCCTAGAGGTCATCCTGTTGTTGTTAGTAATAAATTTGAAACTTCTAAAGGTTATTCAGGAAATGCTTATGATGTAGATAGTGCAACACAGAATGGTGTTATTTATCCATCTTTAGATCCAAGTATTTTTGAATTAAAATTTCCAGGCGCAGATATTGAAGGTCGTGTGGTTGGTGATTCATCAGGAGGTAACTAATGCACTATTTTATTTTTCCAGACATAGACACAACTATTTACCAAAAAAGTGGTAGTCAAAATGCAGGGCTTGATGAAATATTAGAAATACAAAAAAATATGAGTAGTACTGGCACTAATGTAAAGGTGTCTCGTATTTTAATAAAATTTAATTTAAATGATATACAAGCATCAATAAATAACGGAACTATATCTTCAGACAGAAAATTTTATCTAAATATGTATGATGCTAATTCTCAAAATTTAAGTGTAAGTCAATCACTATATGCTTATCCTATAAGTGGTAGTTGGTTGGAAGGACAAGGAACAGCTGCTGATAGCCCTATAACTCAAGAGGGAGCTAGTTGGGATTTTAGAGATGGTGCTACACAAAAAACTTACTGGAGTGGTTCTGCGACTGATTTCAAAGGTGGTGCTTGGTATAGTACTTGTTATTCTTCACAATCATTTGAGTATGAAACATCAGATATGAGGATGGATGTGACTCCTATTGTAAATAAATGGTTAGATGGAACATTTCCAAATGAAGGTTTTATAATTAAAAGAAGTGGTAGTTACACAAATGACGACACTAATACTGATGAAGGTAGTGCAGATAGATTAGGTAATTTTAAATTCTTTTCACGACAAACGAACACTATTTATCCACCAAAATTAGAAGTAGAATGGTATGATACAAAGTGGAGTACTGGTTCTTTAGATCCCTTAACTTCTACTGAATTAGAGGATTTATCTTTCTATATGAAAAATTTAAGGCCTGAATATAAAGAAAATTCAAAAGTAAAATTTAGAATTGTCGGCAGAGCAAAATATCCTACAAAATCATATTCTAATACAGCATCGGCATATCTAACCGCTAAATATTTACCAAGCGGAAGTACACTTGCAAAAGATGGTGCTTACTATTCAGTAAAAGATGCTCAAACAGAAGATGTTATTATACCTTATGGCACAGGTTCTTTAGTGAGTTGTGACTCAACAGGGAATTATTTCAATCTTTGGATGAATGGTTTACAATCAGAAAGATATTATAAATTTGAATTTAAAGTTGTTAGTGGGAGTGATACAGTAGACGAAACAAATCAGTATTTTGACAATGATTTTACATTCAAAGTTGTGAGATAAAAGATGCCATATACACAAGAGGAATTACAAAACCTAACATTTTATCAAAATTTAATTGATGAAGATGAACAACAGTATTTACAACAAAAATCTTTATTGATGTTACAGGCTAGTGTATCTGGATCTGGTGATAATGGTTCGTTATTAATAAGAGATGGAACAAATACAATTTTACTCTTTGAAGATCCTTATCAGAATCAGTTACCTGAAGACCCATCTACAAAAGTAGTTTATGATTTGAATGTCAAACTTTTAAAAACTAAAGAAAGTGATACAATAATTAACGAAGTTTTAGACAGATCATTTAGAGAATTGTAGTGGCAAGTGTATTAACAGATAGAGAATTAAGTTTATTAGACGCTAATCTAGTAACTGTAGTAGGTCAAAAACCATATGAAGATGGTATTTGGGGATCTAATCCAGCCAGAGACTTTGTTCACTTTCAGATATTTGATGCTAATGAAAATTTAATTCAATACGAAAATTTACCTATATCTGAATTCATAGTAAACTCCTCTATAAATAAAGTTGAATTTTATCCTGGCAATCATCTAAGAAGATATGGATTTCAGAGTGGAACTTTTACTTTAAGATATAACTTTTTAAGAAAGTTAGCCGGAGATGAATCTTCTGTTTTAGTTCACACAATAGATAAGAATGATACTAAGATTGGAGATGTTTACACAAACGTTAGTAATATTTACATCACAGAAGATGGGTTGATATACGCTGGAACTGAAGAAGAATATCAACAAAATCCTACTGCAGCAGAACAATTAAAGATAGAAGATTTAAAATATCAAATAGATGAGGTCTCTCCAAGTAGAACGGAAATAAGATTACGAGCAAAAAATATCAATACACCATACATTGACGATTTTGTAAATATACAAACTCCATATACCATTCAAGATGTAGAAGTTCAACTTAATTTTGCTGATAATTCTTATGAAACTAACGAACTAACTATAGCACCTAACCAAAATGATTTTATATTTACACAACAGATGGTTGACGGAACAATAACTATACCTGATGTTTACAAAGTAGATGTGATAGAAATTCCCTCTAGAACAGAAATCAATGTTATACAAAATCCATCTGGAGAAGAAGTTGAAGTTGACAATTTAGGTAATATATTAGATATATCAAATGAACATGAGTGGGATGCCACATTACACGATGATGCAGTTCAAGCAGTCAATTGGTCTTCTGGCTTTCTACAATTTTCATCAGGCGAATATGACGGAACATCAGCTGTTGGCTATCATGCTAAATGGGTTCAAAGAGAAGGTATAGCTGGTGGAAATTGTATAAAATTTACTGATCAAAACGAAGTATTTAGTGAGTTAGATGTCTGGCCTAATGCTTCAGCTTACAGAACACTAGCTATCAGTCAAGAAATACCTAGTGTAACAAGTCAAGGTGCTGGTAGAGGAGACTTCGTAAATATCCGTATGGATGTAAAAAGCACTGTTGCTAATAAAGGTGTTCAAGTAGCTCTTCATTATGCTGACGAATTACTTAGTGAGGAACAACCTACTAATCCACCACCTGGATATTTTGATCCAGATAACCCAGGTCCGACTGAACCAATACCTACAGAACCACCGGCTGGATATGTAGAAAACTCAATATCAGCCGCAACTGATGTTGAACCATCACCTGCAGGAAGTCAGTTTGCGTTATTAGCGCAGTATGGTTTTGATAATGTTCCGAATCCTCTTGATTTAGTAGAAGGTAGCGATACTAGCGCAGTCTTTGGTGGTCAGGGAGCTTGGATTTTAGATAATATAATAGGTTCAGGAGCAAGCACAGAGTATGTTTGGTCTCCTAATGTTGGAAATCCTTTAGATGGAGAAACAAGTCAGGAAGGTCAATGGATTTGGAATGGTGGTGGTGGATTTTGGTATGCAGATCCAAATATTGCTAATTCTTTTACTCCGCCTGATGGATCAACTGGCAAATTAAATGCTATCAATTATCATCCGTCACATGATTTAGAAGAAGGTAACGCTTACTATCCGAGAACCAATTATCGTGGTGAAAATCACGGATGGCAAACTATGACAGTAGTTGGTTCTGATGCTACTTGTTTATTATTTAAAGATGATTTGATTTGGAAACAAAAGCATGATAGAGCTGATACTGATGAATTGGAATTGTATCAATTTGATGAATACTTTGCTGGTCTTCGCGATACTACTATAACACACGATGGTGTTACAAAAAGTTTATACGATGATATTTTTCAAAACGGATATATTCAAAGTGTTACTAGAGTATGTGAAGGAAGAAATGATGGAATTAGATCAAATTTTTATTTAATATTCTATAACAATGGTGATAAAAATGACATCGGTGAAATGGATGAACTTTCTAATAGATTTTTCTATATTCACAGAACTGAAGGACCAAAAGCTTATCAAAGAAACAATTCAGGAGGAAATGAAGTTTTACATTTTCTAAGGGATTTTAATGGTGGTATCAACGATAATGTTATAGCTAATGGTGGAGAAATGGAGTGGTTCTACAAATATGATGATGGATATGTAAGATATTATATATTTGTAGGTGATGAATATTATGCGCATAATGAAGGTGATAATGCTGGAAATAATGGTGGATTGTATGATAACGATGTTGAAGGACCAACTTCAGTTCAAACAGGTTTTCCTAATGATTATGGTGTAACTCCTGTTGCTGTTGTTGGAAAAGTAGGTGGCTTTGGTAGATATAGATATATTATTGAACAGAACAACGAAAGTAGACAACTTAGAGCTAAATCAAGTGCAGGAGATGGAACTGACCATGACTGGCCTATTGGAGATGCATTTTACAGATGTGGTGAAGCTGGAACAAATGGAGTTGATTTAACTTATGGTGTAAGAAATCCTGCGGCTGAGAATGTGGGGAAATTTGATGGAGATCAAGGAACGGGCGATATAAGTGAAGATGGATGGACAAGCCCATTTATAGGTTCAGGTGAAAAATTTAATAGTAATGATAACGCATGGGAACATATTGTCTATGACAATAATCAAGCAATATTTGCATTTCCAGAAAATCCTAAACAAATTGGTGCATTAAGCCCACTGGAATTATGGACTTGGAATGGAGAACAATGGATAGATAACGCTCTAAGCCCACCAAGATATAATTATGTTTCTCCAGATTTTGTTAAGTCTTTAGTAATACCTTCAACCCCAAATGTTTGGGAAAATATAGAAGTAAGTATAGAAATACCACAAAACTGGTTAACAGAACAAAAGTGGTTTTTGTGGATTTATGGTGATGGTAACTCAACAGGAAATTTAAATCAAGGTGTTGTTTGGGTAGATAATGTTTTTATGGATTTTACAATTACAGGTCAGTCTGTAACTAAAGAGGTTTTTAGACCATATACTGCACAGATAACAAGTGTAAATGGTGATGGTTTAGGAATAAGTGTTAATAAAACTTTTAGAGATAAAGCTTTAGAGGTTGGTGTTGATGATGAAAATCCTTCAACTGTAGATGTGTATGATATTTCTAATCCTGGCGCTTTCCCAGCATTTTCAGTTTCCTACTTAAATTTTAATCCTAAAGATTTAAGAACATACTTAAAATTTGATAATGAACTATTCTTAACCACAAACTTTAAGCAAGACAAAATAGGATTACCTGATTTCCCTTATTCTGTTATTTACAAACTATATGAACCATTACCTGATAATTATCAAAAATTTGACGAATGTATAGTGGTAAAGGAAATGGCTAATCCTCTACAAGAAGTTGTTAATGTAGTTGACTTTGTTCCAGCTGAAGAACCTAGACTTGTATTAAAATCACCTGATCTTAATAATGTGGAGAGCGCAGTTCAAAGAAGACAGACAAAATATAAATCCGAATCTGATATTTTAACTGAAGACGATACAATATCTAAAGAACTTAGAAATGAATATTTAAGTTCAAGTTTAGATAGTGTTGAAGTAAACACAGATTACTCTCGTTATGAAAATTTTATAAATTTTAGTTCTATTGAAAAAAGAATTAGAAATTTTAAATTAAAACTAGAAAACATAGAAGAGTATCAGACAATTAGTTCTTCTTATGTGGGTGTTAGTGGTTCTAGTAGTGATTTAAAACTTTACCATAATAAAATTGAAGATGTTAAAAACAATTTGGATGGGTTTGAAAAATATATGTATTTTGAGAGTTCATCTTATAGTAGTGGTTCGTTAGGTATTTTCTACGATAATTCTTGGCCTAAAACATCTGGAGATGGAACTTTTACTAATAGATATGTTTTAGCAGGTACAACTTCAGCTACAGCAAAAGTTTGGTTTGATAATGCTGTAACTTCAGCTTCCATATATGATTTGGAAAATAATTCAAAACTAAGTAGTTTACTGCCAGAGTTTATAAAATACGATGACTCTAATAGTGAATATCTAAGTTTTACAGATATGATAGGTCAACATTTTGATCATATTTGGGAACACATAAGAGCATTATCTGATACATATGATAGAAGAGATAAATTGGATGAGGGATTATCTAAAGAGTTATTGTGGAATGTTGCTAAATCTTTAGGTTGGAATTTAAATGATGGTAAAGATTTAATTGAATTGCCAAGATTTACAACTGGAAAAGAAGTTAGTGGTTCAGCTTTCTCTGATTATTCATCGATTTCAGAAAGAGATATATCAAGAGAAATTTGGGGTAGAATAGTAAATAACATGCCTTTCTTTTTAAAGAACAAAGGAACTGTTAAGGCTTTGAAAGGTTTGATAAACATTTATGGTATACCATCAACTATTTTGAGGGTTAAAGAATTTGGAGGTCCTAATTTACCAGATGATGAAACGCCACAATTTGAAATAACAAGAAAATTTACAAAAGCTCTTGATTTTAGAGGAGAACAATTTGTAAAGACTTCGTGGGTTAACGATGATGGTTCATCAAGAAAACCTGATACTGTTGAATTTAGATTTAGAGCGGTTACTGGTTCAAATCAAATACTTGTTCAAAAAGAAGACAACACCACAGATAGACATTGGTATATAAGATTAAAAGATAACGGATCTTCAGATAACTATGGTTCTGTTTCATTTATGTTATCTGGATCTGCTGTTGGATTAGATCAAGGTCAATATAAAGAAATAGTTACAGATGAACTTCCAGTTTATGATGGAGATTTTTATTCTGTTATGGTTAGGAGGATGGTTGCAAGTGATACACCGACAGTATCACAATCTTACGAACTGCATGTTGGTAAGTATGATGCAGGTAGAAGTAAGATACATTTATACAAAAAAACAACTATGGATGTTACACAAGCTGCTTCTTCATCTTTTAACTTAGCATGGACTGGTAGTGGTGAAATTTATCTGGGTGGTAAGGCTGATGTAGCAGATGTTGGTGTTCAATTAAGTGGTTCTATAATGGAGTATAGACACTGGACTGAAACATTGAATAGTAGTTCTTTTAAAAATCATGTAAGTAATCCAAAAGCTTATGATGGTAACACTATTTCATCTTCTTACGAAAACTTAGTGTTAAGATATTCTTTTGATGATAATAAAAATTTAGCAACTGATACTGAAGGTATTCGTGATGTTAGTTCAAATCAAACACAAACATTATCTGGTTCACATAGTGGATTTTCAGGAAACTTTTTCAGTAATGTAGTGGATGAACAAAAAACTAATATACCAAGTATAGGAGCATTGAGAAGAGTCACAAATAAAATTA